TGGTTTTGGTAGAACAGGAACAGTTGATTGGCAAGTTTCAGATATTAAAACAGGAGATTTTACGGCAGCAAATGGTAAGGGTTATTTTGTAAACACGACAAGTGGAGCAATTACGGTAACTCTGCCTAGTTCTCCAACTGCGGGGGATATAGTAGCTATAAAGGATTATGCAAAAACATTTGATCAAAACACTTGTACTCTTGCAAGAAATGGTTCTAAAATAGAAGGTGCTTCTACAGATTCAGTATTAGCAACTGAAGGACTTGCACTTACTATAGTATTTGTAGATTCAACTCAAGGTTGGGTAGCAACCGATCAAGCAGAATCTCAAGATGCTGCTGGAGCTAAATTTGTTGCAGCAACAGGTGGAACAATAACAACAGTTTGTACAAATTTTAAAGTTCACACATTTACAAGTCCAGGAACATTTACTGTGACTTGTGCAGGAAACTCTCAAGGATCAAATACAGTAGATTATTTAGTTATCGGAGGTGGTGGCGGTGGCGGAGCTGGTAATGGTGGTGGCGGTGGCGGTGGAGCTGGAGGTTATAGAGAATCTTCTGGTACTGCAACTGGTGGTTATACTATTGGTTTACCTGCAAACGATTGTGTTGCAGCTTTGCCTGTAACGGCAACAGGTTTTCCAATAACAATTGATGGAGGTGGAGCAGGTGCACCAGGAAGTGGATGTTCTGGAGCAGCAGGGACTTCAGGTGGTAATACAACTTTTTCAACAATTACAGCCGCTGGCGGTGGAGCAGGAGGTGGTGGTACACCTTGTTCACCAACAAGAAACGGTAAGACTGGAGGATCGGGTGGAGGCTCTGCAAAAGGACCTGCTACTGGTGGATCTGGAAATACACCATCTGTAACTCCTTCTCAAGGAAACGATGGCGGAGGATCAACAGCAAGTCCACCTGTTAATGATGGTGGTGGCGGTGGTGGAGCTGGAGATCAAGGAGAAACTGTAACCTGGAATAATAATAGAGGTGGAAATGGTGGAATTGGTGCAACTTCTCATATAACAGGATCACCTGTTGGACGAGCAGGTGGAGCTGGAGCAAATAGTGAAGTCGGTGGTGTCGGTGGAACAGGTGGAGTTCATAGCACTGGAGGAACACCTCAACCAAGTGCAGGACCAAGTTCTCCAAGAACACCTGGATTTGGTGGAGGTTTGGGTCAGAGTGGATCTGGTACTACTCCAAGCAATTTAACCTCGGGAACAGCTAACACTGGTGGTGGCGGTGGTGGACTAGATGTTCCAGCGCCTTATAGTGCTGGAAACGGCGGTAGTGGAGTTGTAATAATAAGGTACAAATTTCAATAATTATGACAAGTACAATTAAAGTAAACAATATTCAAAATCAATGCGGAGCTAACATCATTAACGAGAATAGTAATACAATTACTATTGGCGCTAGTGGTGATACGATTGCTTTAGCATCAGGTGCATCTCAATCAGGGTTTGGTAGAACAGGAACTGTAGATTGGCAAACAGGATCAATTAAAACAGCCACATTCACAGCAGCAAATGGTGAAGGTTATTTTTGTAATACGACATCTGGTAGTTTTACAGTAAATTTACCTGCTGGTTCTGCTGGTGCAATCGTATCGGTACAAGATTACAATAATACTTTTGATTCAAATTCTTTAACAATAACTCCTAATGGTTCAGAAAAAATTAATGGTGGTGAAGGTTCTGTAGCTTTATCTACAGAAGGTGAGGGAATAACTTTAGTTTATATTGATGGAA